ACTAAGAACGAGGGTGTTATCCTACTCACCACTACTGCAACACCACAGATTAACCACTGGGGTTCTGCATATCTAACAGACGGTGGCTTCGATGAAGATAGAGGATACCTCTTCAACTATCAGGAATCTGAGATTGAAATCTCAGTCACGCCGTATACGGTCTTCCTAATCCGTCTATCACCTAGTGTGTCTAACGCACTGACTGGTGACTTGGGTGAGAGGGAACTGATTAACCGAGCACAGTTGCTACTGAAGAGTGTAGAAATTACTACACAGGGTGGTAGTTCTTCTCAGGGAGTTATCGTTGAAGGAATTCTAAACCCGATTAACTATCCAACAAACCCTGCTGATATCTCTTGGGGTGGTTTGAATACATCTGGTGAAGGTGGACAACCATCATTTGCTCAGATTGCATCTGGATCTAGTGCTAACTGGAGTGCTGGTGGTTCTAACATTACTGCTACTAACAGTACTACTAGGAACTACTGGACTAGGTGGGTTCGATTCAACAAGACTGACGTTCAGGGAGTTGAGGTAGGTATGCAGGCGACTGGTGGACAACTACCTGGTGGTTCTACTGTATCACAGATTAGAAACGCTGGTAGCACTCAAGTCTGGATTATCTTCTCTCAGAACACCTATCCAGGAACTGCTAATAGCACAACATATACATTCATTGTTCCTCCATATGCTCAGCCAGGCGAACGAATCTTCTCCTTCGTGGCAGCACCAGGACAAAGGGATGGTATTGACTTAGAAGAACTTAAAGAGTTGACTAATACTCCTATCGGTGGTCGAGGTACGTTCCCGAATGGTCCTGACGTTCTAGCGATCAACGTTTATTGTACATCAGGTAACGCATTCAACAGCACGATCAACCTCAGATGGGGTGAAGCACAAGCATAGGAGGTCGCATGGCACAACCAGCTAGTAGAACACAATTAGCAGATTACTGCAAAAGACAATTAGGTGCTCCTGTACTTGAAGTCAATGTTGATGACGATCAAGTAAGTGATGCTATCGATGACGCTCTCCAATATTACAGGGAGCGTCATTATGATGGTATGGAGTTGATGTATCTAAAACATAAGATCACAGCAGCAGATGTGACAAGGTTTGATGGTCAAAAATCAACAGAGATTATTAACGGTGCTGAGTGGGAACGCTCAGATAACTATATTGATATCCCTCCACATGTGATGGGAATATCTAAAGTATTTGGATTAGCAAGTAATGCTATTCGTAACAATTTATTTGGTATTGAGTATCAGATCTTCTTGAATGACTTGTATGCTTTTGGTTCTCTTGATATGCTTAACTACTTTATGGTTAAGCAATGGTTAGAAACTATTGATATGGTACTTAACAATGGATCGTTTGTTGAGTTTAGATTTAACCAGAGGCAAGATAGATTATATCTTGATATAGATGATACTATGTTGACAGAAGAATTGTATCTAATCATTCAGTGTTATAGAGCACTCGAACCAGATGTTTTCACACAAGTTTATAACGATCCTTTTGTTAAGCAGTATTCTACTGCAAAAATTAAAAGACAATGGGGTCAAAACTTAATTAAGTTTCAAGGTGTAAATCTACCAGGTGGTGTACAACTCAATGGTAGAGAGTTGTTCAATGATGCTAACGATGAAATTGCACGACTAATGGAAATGTCTTCAAGCACCTATGAACTACCACCTCTGGATATGATAGGATGAAAAGTATATACTTCCCTCAACATGGTGGAGTTGGTACTGAACAAGCTCTTATTCAGTCATTGGTTGATGAGCAAATAAAATTATTTGGTACTGACTGCTACTATCTTCCTCGTAAGATGATCAAGGACACAACCCTTGATGATGTTCTGTATTCTGAATTCAAGAATCAGTACATGATTGAGATGTTCTTAATTAACGTTGAAGGATTTGGATCACCATCAGAATTCATTAGTAAGTTTGGTTTAAGAATTACAGACGAAATTACTTTTGTTGTATCAAAGAATAGATGGAGTCAGATATTTCAAGAGTTTGCAGATATTACAACTGTAGATGGTAGACCTAATGAAGGAGATTTGATCTACTATCCACTAACAAAAGCATTATATGAAATTAAATTTGTAGAAAGAGAAGCTCCATTCTATCAGTTAGGTCAGACATACATCTATCAGATGACTGCTGAGATCTACGAGATGGGTGATGACCAGTTTGAAACTGGTATTCCAGAAGTAGATGTAGTCGAGGAAGTATATTCTACTTCTATTTCTATACAGATGGATACTGCTGGTGCAGGTGAGTATTCATTAAGTGAGACTGTAACTGGTTCTACTACTGGTGTTACAGGTGAGGTTGCATATTGGGATCGATCAACCGATATACTAACCATAATAAATAGAACAGGAAACTTCCTAACTGGTGAGACTCTTACTGGAGGTGATAGTACCACAGCAAGAACAATCACTACCATTGACAATTTAACAATGGGTGAAACAGCAGCAGCAGATAACAGAGCAATCGAAGATGCTGCTGATGATTTGATAGATTGGGGTGAGGTTAACCCCTTTGGAGAGTTTGGTAATTTTACAACAGGTGACTTCTAATGTTAGGACCACATTTTTATAATGAAGCGATACGGAAAACAGTTATTGGTTTCGGTACGCTTTTCAATAACATAGAGATTGTAAAAAAGGATAATGCAGGTACTGTTATAGAAGCAGAGAAAGTACCTCTAGCATATGGTCCTAAAAATAAATTTCTTTATAGATTAGATCAAAGTCCAGACGTAACGAAGAAGGTAGCAATAAAACTTCCACGTTTGTATTTTGAATTATCTAATGTAACATATGATAGTACTAGAAAAACTAGTGCCATCAAAAAGATTAAGGCTGCTATCCCTGCTGCTGGTAATGCAGAGAACGCCAAAGCAATTCAAACACAATTTGTTCCAGTACCTTATGACATGTCATTTGAACTTGGTATTATTGCTAAGTCATCTGATGATGCTCTACAAATATTAGAACAGATCTTACCATATTTTCAACCATCATTTAATATCACACTGAACTTTATTCCAGATATGAATGAGAAGCGTGATATAGCATGCATTCTAAACAGTGTTGATTATGCAGATGACTGGGATGATAGTTTCTTAGATAGAAGAAGTATAGTTTGGACTCTACAGTTTACTGTTAAGTCTTACATCTACGGTCCTTACAGCAAGGCAGATGTTATCCGTAAAGCACGTGTTATTGAAACTATTGGTGATAAGAATGTCAGCAAGAGAAATGTTGAGAGATCTTATACACCTAAAGCTCTAGAAGATAAGAATGCAGATGGAGTTATTGATACACAAGATGATGATCTGGTAGTTTCCACAGACGACTTCGGATTCAATGAAGGATTTACAATACTATGAGTAAGTTAGATAAAAATATGGAAGAGATGTTGGACATCGATGTCTCTAATACTCCTGAGAATGGTTGTACTACCAGAAAGGATCAAACTAAAGATGTCACAGAAGATAGAGAGAAAGACTATGAATACACTAGAGGTGAACTTTACAGTCTTATTTCTAAGGGTCAGGAGGCAGTACAAGGTGCTTTAGAGGTTGCACAGGAGTCAGGGCATCCAAGAGCATTTGAGGTTGCTACAAACGCTATGAAGCAGGTAGCAGACATGACTGATAAATTAATGGATCTTCAAAAGAAAGTTGCTGATCTTGATGAAGAAAAGAAAGGTCCAACTAAGGTAACTAACAATGCTATGTTTGTAGGAAGTACTGCTGAGTTACAAAAGATGTTAAAACAAATGAATAATGGTAAACGGTAGTCTGTCAGCGATTGCATAAATTTTAAAAAACATTATAATATACTATGGATGACTTGAAAAATATGAGACTTAACGAAGCAGACGTATACCGTCTTACCACAGCTTGTAAACTGTATCAGGAACATACTGGTTCAGAATATATGTGGGATCAATATCAAGAACTCATAGAGAAAATAAACCGTCTCTGTGAACAAGGGTATTGTACGTTTTCTGAACGTAGCTCATGACTGAAGATAAAATCAAATCTCTATGTTATACGAAGGAGGAAGTCGATGAAATGATTGCTGCTGCTGTTGCAGAAGCACGTGCTATCGATGAAGAATCTATGCGTAAACATAATCGTGACGCTACGATTATTTCAATGATTCTAGGTTTCACATGTTTGGCATTGTTTGTAGATGGATTACTTCGTATACTTGGTATTGTTCCACCATTCGCAGGTCTTGACGTTAATATCTTGGACGACATTGCCGAAAAAACTAAAACAATCGTTGAAAATGACCTGATTAAATCAGGCATAAGTAAATTACAGAGACATTAATTTAATATGTTATCAACCCAATACCGTTTACGCTTAGAAGCAATCTGTAAAGATATCGCTTCTGGAACTGATGTATCAATACAAGATATGATATGGGCAGAGAAATTATCAAAAGCAAATACTTCTGCTAGAGGTATGTTAAAGACTGCTAGAAGAATGGCAACAAATCCTAACGAGTCTTTTCTGAATGAGTTGAATATAGGAGACCCCGATCCAACTCATCATAAGAGGGGTTTCGGTTCTCCAGAGGAGGTGGTGGATTGGTTCCACCAAGAGAGGTCTGATGACTGGAGGCAAAGGGATTGAATGATGTAATTTGGTCTATAAATATAATGATAGCTATACTGTTAGTCTCAGTAGGCATTTTAATATATTGGATATTTACTTACGATGACCGAAATGAAACCACCGTCAAGGAAGAGTTGTTACAACTTCAGAGTGACGAAAGTGAACAGAGTGGTTGATGGTGACACTATCGATGTCACTATTGACTTAGGATTTGATTTAACAAAAAAAGAAAGAGTTCGCATAGCTGGTGTGGACACTCCTGAAAAACGTACTAGAGATAAAGAGGAGAAAGTTCTTGGTATTGACGCAACGAATTGGCTCAAGCAGAAGTTGGAAGGTGTCATTAAAAGTTCTGACGATCTTGTTATTCGCACTGAACTTGTTGGCGGTGTCGGGAAGTATGGCCGTCTTCTTGGTTGGTTATACATTGGGGACAGCAACTTGTCCATCAACGAACAAATGATTCAGTTAGGGTATGCTTGGTCGTACTCAGGTGGAACTAAACAGAAAGACTTTGAGCAACTACGTGAGATTCGTAGGAAGAATGGTACTTTATTAAATGGCTAAGACTGAGGTATATCTTGGTAACCCCAACCTGAAGAAGGCAGGTACTGAGATACAATTCACAAAAAAACAAGTAGAGGAGTGGATTAAGTGTAAGAGTGATCCACTTTATTTTGCTATGACATATATGCAGATCATTAACTTGGATGAAGGTCTAGTACCTTTCGCCATGTATGATTTTCAGCAAAAGATTTTAACAGATTTTCATGAGAACAGATTCAACATCGCAAAACTTCCTCGTCAGACGGGTAAAAGCACTACTGTTGTGGCCTACCTTTTACATTACGCTATCTTCAATGACAGTGTTAATATTGGTATACTCGCTAACAAAGCTTCAACTGCAAG